AGTTCGGCATAGAAGACAAGGGCTTTAGCGCCCCGAATTTCTTCAATGACAGCGTCTTGCGTAAAGATAATGTTAGGGTCCTTGATTTCTAGAACCATTCGGATAGACTTACCTGTAAGGGACATTACACAAACTCCTATTCTCTATTCTTTGGTCGGGACAGTGAACGAGCAGAAAGTGTAATGTCCTTTTTGCGCGTTCAAATATAGAAATGGTATAGAAAAAGGAGCTGGTAGGCAAGCTGCCTATCAACTCCAAATATCGTAGCGCCCTTTTTTGCTGCCTTTTTAAACCTGTACAAATCCGGTACAAGAGTTTTACAGGTTTGATAAACTCACTTGTTATACTAGTCGTGCAAGGTCGGTCCGCCTTGCAATCACACTTACCCCCATGCAAGCCTTCAGCCTGGGTAGCTGGAGTTTTTTCGTTGCATAAAAATAGCACCTCACCGTTTGGCGGAGTGCTCGTGTAAATAAAAAGACGCCGAAGCGTCAATGCCAAATAATATCAACTTTCCCACCCGAAATCTGTGGGCATTGATCCCCGGCCGAGTCTAAAAACTCGGGTAGTTTAATTACCAGAGGACCATTCTTTAAATCTTCCGTTGATTCCGTCTATCCTCGCCCCCATCTTATGTGTATTAACTGATTTTCCCGAATCGATTTCTGCCACATAATCCTGCAATTTGCTTTGAGCTATAACTATGTCACTATATGTTCTAATCTCGATTTTGTTGGTAATCGAGATGAACTCCTTAGTGACGGCATCTGGATTCACACCTGGAGGAGTCATAGTAAAGAACTTTTGCTCATTTTCCTCAGGCAAGTACTCACGTTGAATATAACCTGCGTCAGTTTGTCCAAATGCCAAAGCCATGATTTTGTTACCATTCACTCCGCAAATAACAACAATTTGATTTACACAATTTCCATCTATGTCTTTTGCCTCCTTTAACGTTTCCTTAACAAACTGTTGGATCACATTTACGTAAAGTTGCCAGTTTAACTGAGCTCCGTTGCTTTGAACATGTAATCGCTTTATGAAGTCCTTTATTATGTCAGCAACTTGAGCGTTTCCTGTAGTTGCAATCAAAATGTTTGATTCGGCTAACATAAATTTTTTATAGTTTTCCCCAACCGTTTTTGCTCCTTGAGACATTCTTCCATCTGCCACAATTGAGCAAAAGTCTTTAGTCAAAAATCCAGAAATAAAGCTCATTTCTAATCACCTCAAAAAAATAGTACCCCAGCACGAACTGGAATACTACATTGAGGTGATATCTGTGCTTCATATGTCTGCTGCTCGCTCGCCCAGTGTCAGATGGGGTCATCGCAAGCTGAGTCCGGTCGCTAAACTGGACAATGTGGTATGCGGGAATCGAACCCGCCTGACTATCACGGTCAGTCCTCATTGCCACGCCTTGCCACAGCTTTATCATCACCATGGCTCGGAGGAAAAACGCGGTGTCTCAGGTTTCTCACCTTTGGCACAATACCATCATATGACGGAAATACGTGCTTTTTGTTGCATCATTGTTGCACGGATGTTGCATCTAGTTTCACTAGCGGACATATTTCAGCAAAAGCATAGAGAGCTTCTTGTGTTTGTCGCCAAAGGGTCGTTCGGTCAACATGCAAGCGATTAGCTAACTGAAGGCTGGATTTACGTGTCGTCTTTGGAGTCAGATAGCTCTCAACTAAAATGATCCGGTAGTCTTCACTCTCTATAGATTCAATAGCACCTTCACAGCACGCTATATAGTACAGCTCGTCAGCGTGCGATACGAGCTTTTCCTCGGCTTTGTTTCCATAGCTTGGTGACTTAGGCATGCCGTCCATCACGGGGCTTCTGAGCGCTATTTTGGTGCGTTGAGCGAGCCGCTTGTGATGCCAGTAGTTCCCCAAGACCTCTTTGGCGTTTTCAATTGTTTTGTCATGATCAATTGGGCTAAAATATCTCGTTGCTCGCACCACTGCGTCCACTCCTTATGGTATGATTTGGTTGGGTTTGTAGGATAAGCGTGCCTTCGTGGTGCGCTTTTGTTTTTTTGTGATACACTTGATGTTCAAATAATTCGATTTGATAGACTGAGTCGTCCTGTTAATCCGGGGCGACTTTTGCTATACTACCTTTGGAGATGCTTTCTTATGTGTGTTAACCTTATAAGTTGGGGGAACAATCTGATTCAAGCACCTCCCGCGCGTTGCTTATGTGACGCGCTTTTGGTATACTGCATACGGAGGCCTACTCCTTTTAAATGATTCCATTTGCTATCAATCACGTGTACGTTTGGCCTCCATAGCGCGTCAATACCCGGCGCGCTTTTTTGATGCTTTAAACGTGCGTTCAACATGTGCGTTTGCTATACTGTCATTGGAGGCCAACTCCTAATCTTTGATTCCATTTACTCTCAATCGTACGTCTAGCCTCCGGCGCGTCCCTCATCAGACGCGCTTTTTTATTTGCTTTCATGATGCCGAATGAGCTCCCATGGATCAATCCCAGCTCCATATGCGATTTTATCTAAGGTGTTAAGTGAAACACTGCCCTTCCCAGAGATTACATATTGAAGCGTGGTGATGGGTATTCCGATCTCTTTTGCATATTTGGCTTGTGTCATGTTCAGATCGTATATATTCTTCCTAATGTTTTCGGCCAATGCTCGTTTGCTGTCCAAATCATTCATCTCCTACTTAGTTTTCCAGTTAGCCCACATCCACATTGCAGCACCTGAGATTATCAGCATGACGGCAATCATTGCTTTGCTTCCATCATTTTTCGCCATGATCGTTCAATTGCTCTCCATCTTTTTCCAAAACCATAATAGTAAATATCAAAACTGGCAGTTCTGCAAAATTCTCGTTCCAGTGGCGACATCCGCGTGAGTAGTATTCTCATAGTTCGGTGTGCTTTACTAACAAACTTTTTGTTGACTCTATCGCGTTTCTTCATTGCTTTCCCTCCCTGATTGCATCCGCGATGTCCCAAAGTTCAATCAATATTGCAAGTAGCATTAGGAAAATAAACGTTTTGTAAAAACCGAATTTCATATATTTTTCAGGCAAAAATGAAGACGCCAGAGCTAACATGAAACTAAGCCATGACATGAAACGGTAAGGTCCATTTTTCATTGTTTCCCCTCCAGCAGCTCCGGATTCTCCCTGAACTTAATCTCTCGTTTCATTTCTCCGCCTCATATTTTTTGATTTGCACATCATCTACCCAAACATCAGCATTGACTTTGGAAACTCGCTCTTTAACAAAGTCGATGACCGCTTGCCTAGTTTTTTGGTTTCCAAGTACTTAGATTAGGGAAAGGATAGAGGTTAGCATCATACATTAGAAACTGAAGCACATGTTCGTTTGTAACACGATCATCGTGTAGAATTTCCTCAGTTCGAATCCCTGATCCATGTGTGAAGCCACCTTTGAATTGCTCATGTAAGTTCATTTCTCATACCTCCAATTTCACGATTTCGCCTGTTTCCTCAACGCGCCAGACACCTAGCACCCATGCACGGGCAAAAGTGTCAAAGCTATCTTTGGCATCGCTGAACCAATCTTGCACGCTTTCCCATTTAGTGCCATCTAAGCTCGCTGATGTGCCCTCATCAAACGCCTGAAATAAGTCTCCATGATCATGCTTCCACATCTTTAGGTATTTACCAATCAGTTCTGGAATCACCGGCAGGTCATCTGGCAAGGCGGCATCATACACAATATTCCATGGTGTTGTGATATTTTCACGGTAGTTTTCGTCATGCATTTCGATGTCTTTCACACTTAGATTCTGATATGCATTGAGTAGCTGTCCGAACACGTTCCGCTTCGTCTCATAGTTCATCGCTTTTCTCCTTAACAGGCTTTATTACTCGTAGGTAGAAACCACCGCCGTAGTATCCGTTACCATAACCATCATCGCCACTTCCCACATCGAAGCGCTCATCAGAGTAGTAGATAAACAAGCGAAATGTTGTTTCATCTTTGTCATACACTGCTTCAACGTTGGTGATTGCGTTATCGTGGTTGGCTAACAGTGACAAGTCTGGCAAATCGCTCCACCCATTTCCACAGCCCCCACATCCTTCGTTCTCGTATGTCAGCAGTTGTGTGCCATCATCGCAAGTCAACAAGTAGCCACCGGTCTCCATATACGTGTCCGCTGGCGCAACTGCATCTTCAACCTTCACGATATGGCGTCCAATTAACCAATCGAAACCGTCCCCGTCGAAACTTTGCTCATTGCTCATCGTCAGTCACCTCTTTGTTGCTCATGGCGGCCACGATTCGATCATGGTCTTTTTTTGTCATGCTCCAGCGGTTACCCGAAACAACATCTGCAAAATAGGCTTTTTCTCCATGCCTAACGCCAGAATAGTGGCCTAACGCTTCAACGTTATCGGTGTTAAGAGAATATGATCCTTTGTCCATATTAATCAGCATCGTCAGTCACCTCTTCTTTCTCGCAGTCTTGCAAGCCGTAATGTTCGATCTCAGTGAGCGTGAACTGCTGGTTGGGTATCATGTAGTCTTTGTTGCTTAAACACTCCCACATCAACATCAGTGATCCATCTTGTATCTTCGTCCAATAGTGCTTATCATCACCACTCCACTTTTTTGGCACCTTGACGTTGTATTTCTTCTCCTTTGCCACGGTGTATCCGTTGACGTAAGCATTCATCAGTAGGCTTTCCTCGACGTCATAAGCATTAGTATAGTTAGAAATATAGGTTGCTGGATATTGAGACTTGTTTGCCCCTTCAACGATTTCGGCTTGTTCTTTGGTTAGGACTACCTTTTCAGGCTCCTCAATCAAAGTGACAACGTGGCCGTCATAAATTTTAGCCCACGCTAGCGTGGTAGCACTGCTTTTGAAAGCAGTTCCTGCCTTATCGTTCCAACGAGGTGTACTATCCAAGTATTCGCCTTCATCGCTCTTTACCGCGTACAGTTTTTCTTCGCTCATTTTTCGTCCTCTACTTTCTTGTCCCGATATGCCTTTAGTCGAGCGGCCACTTTTGCTCTTGTTTCCTCCGACATAACTGTGTGTTTTCGGATCGATACGCTTCCGTTGATAGTTCCTTCCAAAACTGTAATGTCTCCGTTTTCGCTTGTCTCCGTGTGCGTTTCAGATACCAAATCACGCCATTTACGATTGTGCTTTGGAATGTCTGAATAGTAGTGCCACTGATCAAGTTCCCGATCATAGCTAAGAATCGTTTCTTGTTCACTCCTTGGCGTTGTCATTTTTCGTCCTCCTGTTTGATTGGCACTAGTTTGTAGTCCACATCTTCGTACATGACGCCTACAACCTTGCCAGTCTTTTTGCTGACGTAGATGTCATCGAACGTGTCGTCTCCTGTTTTCATTGGTCGGCCTCCTACTGTGCGTTTGCTGACTTCACAGCCTGATCTGAATAGTCCTTGATGCTCTGTGCGTCTTTGATTGCCTGTGATAAGCCATTGTTTGCCTGTTTGGCGGCTTCTAACTGTGATGTAAGGTCATTGATGGTCTGCTGCTTAGCATCTACCTCAGCCTGTTTCTGAGCGACTGCTTGCTGGCCTTCAACGATCTTTTGCTGAATCTGGGCATCTTTGCTTGCCATGTCGTTGTTGTATTGATGTTTTAGGGCCGCATACTGTGCCTGCGCGTCAGACAACTGATGTTGCAAATCGGACAGACTAGATTGTGAAGCGTTGATCTTAGCCGTCAGCTTGTCGATATTGTTTTTGGTATCCACGATGTTCTGGTGACCTTGCCAAACATTGTCGGCAATGGCGGTTGCACCGGCCCCAAACATAAGTCCTGCTAAAACAGTTACTGTAAATGTCAATTTTTTATTCATGATTTTTTCTCCTTAATCGATCTCTTCTGCTTCAATCTCAACACGTGGTTGATCGCTGTACCATTTGCCAACATGGATTTCGACTATTTGGTTGTCGTCTTCCCACAAAATACCGGTAAGCGCATCTGATACAGACTTGTAGTAGTTGTCTACATCCGGCTTAACTGTTGGCCTAACTTTGCCTTCTTTTTTTCGCCTTATTAAGGCCTTACTTCCAGACTTTTGGAGCGGACGGTATATTTCCATTGCCACCCTTATTGGGCCGCTTAGAGGCTCAATATTTAGTTCTGACGCCACGCTCTTAACGTGCTGCTTGTAGTTTCTTGATTTAGTCAGGTCGTAAGCATGACCCATTCGCGTGAACCTCGGCCGTCCTTGTGGGACTGGGTTACCAGGTATCGTTAGCCTTATCACGCTGGCTTCACGTCCTTATGCTCAATCATGCTTTTGCCTCCTCAAAATTTTTGTTCTGGTAAACTCACGTTTAGCTTTTGCAAGTATCCTCGCCAAATATCGTATGTGTTTTGGCAGTAAGCTCGCGTTACTGGATCAGTTTCTTTTGTCAGTAAATATGCACTAGTTTCCCCATAATATTCTGACTCAGCCGTCTCTAACGCATCGACCAATGTCACGTACGCCCATTGATACCAAAACTTCTTCATATCCGCATCGGCTTGTTGCGCCTTTTTTAAATATTCCATGGCTTCATCAAGCTGCAGAATGATGAACAGCGAGTATTGATAATGTCCCTCCTGCATGTACTCATTGAACTCTTTAAGTGTCATAGTTGGATAATCCATTTCAATACGCCACCTTAAACTGCAACGTTGGTGCAAAAAAGTTAAAGCCAATGCTGCCAAGTGCTCCTTCACGATTTTTAGCAATTGTTAAAGTCACAGTACGGATATCTGATTTTTCATTCTGCCGGTCACTGTTCCAAAGGAATCCAACCGCATTGCTATCTTGTTCAATTGATCCCGACTCTCGTAAATCTGAGAGTACCGGTTGCTTGTCCTGACGATTCTCAACACCTCGTGATAATTGACTAAGCAAAACAATTGGGATACCAAGCTCGTTGGTCAGCACTTTGAATTGACGGGTGATCTCTTCGATTTGCAGACGGCGATCGGCTTGGCTACGAACACCAATCAGCCCGAGATAGTCAACAATCGCAAGATAGCCTTTATCTGCATCAGCGGCTCTCTGCCGCATTGTTTTGACAATCTGCGGTAATTCCACCTGCTTGTCGTAAAGCTGCAAGTGATAGTCTTTAAGGACGTTTCCTGCCTTTTCAACCTCAACCTTCTCGGCATCGCTTAGACTTTTCTGCGGGTTGATGAATTTACCAGCACTGATGCCAGTCTTGCAGGCCAACAAGCGGTTGTAGTTTTCTGCATTTGACATTTCAAGTGAAAACATATCAACTGTCAATTCCGGTTGCTGTTTCAAAGCCTCAACGATGAGATTAACCGCGAATGCTGATTTACCGACACCAGGGCGCGCACCAATCGTCAACAAACGTCCTGGCATCAAACCACCGCCCAGAATATTGTTAAGAGTGAAGTACGTTTTAATCCCATTGTCAGTAGCACCGTGTATCATTTTGTCCTCCATGGCCGCTGCCAAATCTGCAATGCTACTTTCAGTTACCGTCTGACTGGCAGCAGTAGCATTCTGTGAGGCAACCATCATCGCGGTAAGATTGTCCTCGCTTGGTTCTTCCGAGTACGCTTGTGCTGCTTCAATGAGCTGACTACGGAAATAGTCCCGTTTTAGCTTGCCTACCCACCAATCAAAGCGTGAGGTGCCAAAATCGCTGGTCATAATGTATTGCCAATCTGTTACTGACATCACGCCAGGATGAGCTGTAGCAAAACCATCCTGCAATTCCAGCGTATCGACGTCACCTGGCAACTTGTTCATGTAGGCAACTACTGCAGCGTATTGCTGGCTGTTAAACCATTTAGGATCAATCCATTCAGACTTGATGAGTTCCGGCTTCGTATATAAGCCATACATGACATGCGGTTCAGGATTGCTAGGGTCATAAAGCTTTTTCGTCAAGCTTGTTGCCTCCCTTCATCGTATTCAGCAATGTAACGTTTAGCATCTTCTGGATTGATTGGAATACCCTGCGCTTGGATTTCTTCAAGCACTCGGTCAGGGCTGTTGTAGTCGATATACATTGCAATAGCAGTTTTCTTGGGATCGAACTTAGGCTTTCGAGCTTCCTGCTCATCTCGTTCTTCCTTTACGACCTCAAGGTAATCGTTCCATGCCTCTTGGTTGAAGAAAGTGCTACCGTCTTTGACAAACCGCTTCTCTGTGCCTTTGCTCTTGATTAGCTGTCGATAAGCCACAATGCCATCCTGAATTTGTCTGTTAGTAGCAGGGTTCTTCTTTCTACTCATTGCTCGTTTGTAAGCAGCTAGTGCTGGCTTCTTGCCGATCTTCTTTGGATACAGTTTCCAAAGCTTTTCAAAGTCACTCTCTAACGTGCTGGATGCACGTGTGTTTTTATTAATACTTGTATTATTCTCTTGCCCGTTTTTGGGCATAGGGTATACCCGTTTTTGGCTATAGGTATTACCATTTTTGGGCATAGGGTCTGTACGAATTTTGATATACCTTTTTTCAATTTCTTTGGTACCGTCTTTGTATTTGACATGACGTTCAATATATCCGCTGTCTTCTAAAGCACGTAGCCATCTTTGTATAGTGGTTTGACCTACCTCGTACAAAGTCATAAAGTATTGATCGCTCGCCCAACAAGAGCCGCTCTTACTGCTGAGTGCCGTGATTTCGCTGTACAGAAGCTTTGCTCCTTGTGGTAGCTGTTTGTCATAGCGCACACCTGCTGGAATGATGGCATAGTAACTAGGGCTTTCATTCATGATCGACACCGTCTTTGTTGAAGTATTGATCGGCAATATTTTGGCGAACATCCATTAAGTCTGCTTCGAATTTGATCATGTCGAGTGATGTTTGACCCAAGATATCCATGTATTTTTTAAAGTTGTCTTTTAGGAACAGCCGGTCTTGAATCTTCTCACCATCGGTCATGTGAGGATCATCATCCCTGAATAGATCGCACTTGGTTTCTGCCCATTCTCTCAAATAATCCAAAAGGTACTGATCAGTTCTTACTTTGTATGCAAGTGATTCAAGGCAATCAAGTTGCTTACCAATTTCTCTGGCCATTGTTTTACCTCATTTCTTTCTGTGGTATAATGAGGTCACTCAATGTGAAACCTCATTTTTGGCCGTTAAGTGTTCTAGCGCTTAGCGGTTTTTGTTTTGCCAATTATTTCGTTGATTAAACTTTGAATCGAGCATATGGTTTGCTCCCTTTTGTGCGATAATCACGAAGAGGTGATTAGAATGACTAAGTTTAAGAAAATACGAGATTCGATCATCAATAATTGGATCCCAATAGCTAGTTTCATTGTGTCCGTCTTCGTTGCTGGCTTCACAATTGCTAACATCTGGCTCAATACTGCCCAAATTCATAAAATTAATCAGGAAAAAATGGACAGTGCCCGTCAAGCACAAGCCAGTAATGTGGCGGCTTGGATTACTAAATCGGTTAGTGGAGACTCAGCAGAAGTAGAACTTTCTAACCAAAATCAAACCCCCGTTTTCAACGTTTTTGTGCTTGTCACGCTCAACAACGGCTTTAACTCAGATATAAATCAAGACCTCAAGTTCATCGCTGATAACAGTCTTTACAGCCATTACGATGTGCTACCGCCAAATAGATACATAAGCACTGTGAAGGCGCCGACACCCGCAATGGGTGGTAAAAGGCCGATAGCGTTTATCTTTTTCACCGATGCCAACAATCGCCGTTGGATTCGTGAGCCGTCTGGGAAGCTAAGAGAGACTGATTACAATAAGATTCTGGCTAAGTATCAAATCGTTGCGCCCTTCTCCAACTACCAACTAACACCGCAATGAGAATGGCAGCATATATGAACGATAGGACTGTCAGGAAAATGCCCATAAATGTCAAGATGAGATCTCCCAAAAATAAGATGCTAAAATTGACAATTAACGAAATTCCCACGGCAATCCAGGCAACAATGTTTATGACAACAAGAAACAGCAATGTGATCAAGAACCACGCATCGTGCCTAAATTCATCCTGCTCATCTTTCATTCAATCCACTGCCTCCAATTTCCGCTGTGGCCTAAGCAGTGACCAACGATCACGCCGAAGCCATCAGCAATTAGTAAATAGCCAATCATTATTTGTCCTTCTCTCTAAGTGACCTTGAAATCTCTGGGAACCATTTGTCTAAGAAGTCGAGCCATGGTTTCGGATGAAACAGATACCCCTTTTTGCCAGGCGGTGGATATGAAACCACGGTATCTTGCAAGAACTTGTGGAAGCGTGGGACGTTCAAGATATTGTTAACTACCCACGTGTTGTTATGTCCTTCGACATAGCTTGTTGCGGTTGTGAGCGTCCACATGCCTCGTGCTGCTAGCTTGCGTTTGAGTTCTTGGTTCTCCTTGATCATCTTTGCCAGTTCTTCTTCATCGACCGCTAAATACTTTTTGCTTGAAATCTGATCATCTTCAACAACCTGCAACAACGGCATGGCATTTCCTCCTTTCCTGTGATCGCATCCTGACGGATAATGAAACCCGAAAGGAGGTGAATCTTCATGGTGCAAGTCCCTTATTATGACAATCCGGGCGGAGCTCTAGCTGTTACAGTCGAACTTCCGCACGCTGCGAACGTTTACTTGGTGGATCAAGCAAACTTCAACGCTCACCAACGTGGTGACCACTTTACATATTTCGGAGGTCACTATGATGAGTCCCCAGTTACAATTCGGGTTTCTGGAGCTGGCCGTTGGTATCTGATTGCCGAAAATGGGTCAGGCGAACAATACCGTTACACCTGGTCTAAATAGTTGCGTTGTTCTGATACTGAGACTTCACACGTGCTACAACTGATTCAAAGTTGGCAAATGTGAAGCCTTTTTGTTCGAGAAGATCAAGGATCATTCCGGTCACTTGATCTTCAACATCTTTGCTCTGTACTTTAACGACATCGGTTAACTTTTCCTTTGTGTGTTCGTCCATTTAGATAGCCTCCTGTTGTTGGTCCTCAAATAATGAAATCTCACGTGCTTTCATGAGAGTTGCTGTTGATGGTGTCCAATTCTGGATAAAGTCATCAGCCTTATCGAAGTCTTTCTTACGTAACTGTGTACGCGTCTTCACCCCGATGTAGTCATTCAATCCGTGGTTAATATCGCGGTAAAAGAGACTGCGCTGTTTTGCGTTAAACTTGCAGTGATGCACGTCCAGATAATTTGCAACAGCTCGATTGACCTGTTTGCTGATGTAGTTATATTCACCTGGTGCCAACAAAACGTTCTCTTCCAGATCGGTGACACGGCCATCAAGCTTTTCTATCCGTTTAACAGTTCGAGTAGCAACTTCCATGGTTAAAGCAAGCTTTTCTTCTGGTGTCTGTGGAAGCCGGACTTTCGGATTAAAGTAGTTTTCTTCCAGACTATCGAACATATCCCAAGCTTGATCTGTGCCAAGCATTTTTGAGTGACGTGCGGCACCACGGCGAGTCCAGAGATACAGCTGGCTGGCATTTTTACCAACGAGGTTAGAATTTATAACCTCGTTCTTAAAAGACTTAAGTTCTGCACCTTCAAGGTGATACATATGAACTCTCTCAATAAACTTGTCTTTGTTTTGAAAAAAATTCTGTTTGATGACGTTAGGTGTTGTTCCATACAGTTCTGCAAGTTGTTCGGTGGTCAGTACACGCTGGCCGTTTTGTTCAATTGGTTGTGGTTCATTCAATGTGCTTCCTTCTTTCTTTTGGCCTCCCCTTGGCAGATAATTGCTTTAGGGAGATGCATAATTAATATGGAAAATCCTTAATGGAAAAAAGTTTTGAAGATAATTCTGAAAATGCCTGAAATAAACGGATACGATCACGAACGTGATTTAAGCTCGATCTATGGTTGCGATTATCATCATCAGGTTTCCGTTCTTCGCTCAATGAACTTAGTAAGTAAGGAAACGAAGTTGAATGGCTTCTGGGAAATAGATCTTACTGATTTAGGATTTACCTATTTCGATCGTTCGTGGGACAAAACACTTGAATTTGTTCGTAGAAGCATATTGGTACCAATAGCAGTATCGATTACAACTACCCTTTTGGCATGGCTGCTGAAATGGATTATTTTCCAAAAATAGAAAACAACCAGATCATTGCGCAACTAGTAAATAGCGATGTGAAGATGCTTACCACAATCGGGATCGTATAGGTGTGATCAAGCTCATCAATGTGCTTTTGAATGTCCTTTTCGTTCATACCGTCATCCCCTTTTGCTGTGATTGCTTATATTTGACGTATTCAATAGCTCGCTTCCAACGATCTTTGTCGATTTGATTAGCAGTTAATCCCTGGCCGTCAGTCATCTTCTTAACTAGAATTGCCATTACCTGATCACTGATACCGAGAAATTTCGCGATTTCGAGCTGCGACAAATTCAAATGTAATAAGTAGCCTTTCCAGTCATTACGATTAGCAGTCCAATTGAGCTGCACGTTTACCATGTACTCACCTCCTGTGTTTAATTAATTAATCAAGCAGTTGAAATTAGGTATCGAATGCGGTACTATTTGTGCATAGCAAATAGCCGAATATAGTTACTCTTACCGGTCATCTCGTCAAAGTGTCAATCGGTAAGGGCTTGTTCGTATATTGCTCAATTACTTGATGAACTTATAATAATCGAATTCGGTACTTTTGTAAAGCTGCTTTTACCAAATTCGGTATTTATAACGTTCTCTCGAAAGAGGGATGCTTAGAAAATGCTGTTTGACCGCATAAAAGAAACAGGAAAAAAACTTAACTTGAACGTAAAAGAGATTGCCATAAAGGCAGGAATTGGAGAAAACGCAATCTACCGTTGGAAAACCTCTCAACCTTCTGCTGATAAGCTACAGGCCGTAGCAGACGTTCTTCACGTTTCCGTAGACTATTTATTGGGTAATACGGATAACCCTTCGCCTAAGTCATCTGTTAAACCACCCGACCTTGCCGACGACAATCTTTTTATGTATCAAGGTAAGCCTATTCCAGAAGAGGATATGGAAACTCTCCGTTACATTCTTGACAGTTATCGTAAGAAAAATGGTAAGAACCATGAATGAAATGCTTGCTAATGTTCTCAACTATGCATATGACCACAACATCAGCTATAGCATGGTACCCTTTGACAACTCCGAAACACCACCAACTTGCAACACTGAATTGAGGTTGATTGTTCTAAACTCAAACTGGTATCAGCCAAACGAGATGGCCTTCCAAGCAGCACACGAATGCTCGCATGTTCTAAACGGGGATCGTGGGAAATTCAAATATTCAAACTTTTATTCCAAAAGTAGAACTGAGGGCAATGCTAATAAGCGAGCACTTTCAATTGTCATTCCGATGTACTTTAAAGATATAGAGGCTGATGAAGCGAATCTATTTCAGTTTATGAATGATCTAGCAATACCAAGTTGGCTTGAAGACGATGCGTCATCTTCAATTAATTCATACTATCAACGCAATCTTTTAATTTAGCCAAGGACTATGCTACGTCCAAACCCTGATGACGTTAAAAGCTGGATTTTTTTGGAGGGATTCATTATGAAGAAATCTTTGTTGGCTGGGCTATCTGTACTGTCTGTTTTTTTGCTTTCGTCTTGCGGAAATAGCTCTAATTCCTCCGCTAACGCCAATAGCAAAACGCAAAAATCAGAGGCTTCAAAGACGTCAAAAACTACTGCTAAGCGAGTACGTGGAAGATTAACTAAGGTTGGAACTTATTCAGTCAGAAATGGTGTAAAAGCTACTCTGGTTAAAATATTTCACCCAAGTCAAAAACTTACTTTTAAAGAAGATCATAAGAGCATAGATGTCGGTTTTGACGATATAAAAATAATTGAAAATGATATTCAAGATTCGTCAATTAAAAAGGATCTAGAGGATGTCTATAAAACAAGCATTTCTGGCAACAAATTTTATACCGTTCAAATTGACTTCAATTTAACCAACAAAACTGGTAATGATGCATACTTGGAGGGTCTCAGCACCCTAACTATAGGAAACAGAAGCCTTAGTGACGGTCAATTTTACGATCCCACTCCGGGTGTAACAGTATCGAATAACGCTACTTATTCAAACAGCATTGTCGCTGTCGTTGACAAAAATGAAACAAACTTTTCTAGGCTTGGAATTGCTTTCGAAAATATTGACGAGCCAGGCCAATCAAATATGTTAATGCAGCCAACATCTTCACAATATCTTAACTTAAATTAGTCCCTTCCCCCATGCAAGCGGCGTCCCCGTGCAAGCCGGAGAGTGGGGCTTGTATCGCATACCAAGCAAAGGATGTGAGTCATCATGCTAAAAAAGATAGTTGCCATCTTACTCATTGTTTTGTTGGCTGGTGCAACAACCGCTTGCGCTAGTGACCAAGACGATGATCAAAATGTCGAGCAGTTTAACTGAGTGTTGGCTGGATACAAAAAAAGCCCGGCCGCTGTGGTCGAGGAGCAATTAGATTATGTGGAGGAAAAGAAATTGCAAAAAGACCCCCAGTTTACAATTCAAGTGCAACACCCTGACGACTAGACCATAAAGGCCATGAAGACCTATTCTTGTTAGTGCTAGCTAAACAAGAAAGCAGGAATCTTCATGACCCACTCTCAGACTAACACCCACAAGCATTACCAACAACTCAGTTTTAGCGACCGTGCTACAATTCAGGCCCTTCAGGCTGCTGGTGACACCGCGACCGTGATTGCACAGAAGCTTCATCGCAGTAAAGCGACAATCTCACGAGAAATCACGCGTGGATCTGTAACT